CTCTGCTTATGGTGCTATTGGTAATCAATATTTTCGCTATTATAAACTTGCCAACGCAGAAGCTATTACATTATCTGGTCAGGTTTCTATCCGTTGGATAGAGCAGAAGATGAATGCATTCCTAAACAAAATTCTAAAAACTGAGAAAAAAGATTATGTTATTGCTAGTGATACTGATTCTATCTATCTTCACCTCGGTCCTCTTGTCGATGTTATCTATAAAGATAAAGAAAAAGATTCTGAAAGCATTGTCTCGTTCCTTGATACTATTTGTGAGAAGACACTTGAACCCTTCATCGACCAATCTTACAAAGAACTAGCACAGTATGTAAATGCTTATGATCAAAAGATGTTCATGAAGAGAGAGAACATTGCTGATCGTGGTATATGGACTGCTAAGAAAAGATATATTTTAAATGTGTGGAATAGTGAGGGTGTTCAATATCAAGAACCTAAGTTAAAGATGATGGGTATTGAAGCAGTCAAATCATCTACACCTGCACCCTGTAGGGAGATGATTAAACAAGCACTCAAACTTATGATGAACGGTACAGAAGATGAAGTTATTAAATTCATTGAAGATTCTCGTAAGAAGTTTAGGAACTTGCCACCAGAAGAAATAGCATTCCCAAGATCTGTTTCTGATGTTAATAAGTATAAATCTAACAACATGATCTATACTAAGGGCACTCCTATTCATGTGAGGGGTGCACTGCTTTTTAATCATTATATTAAAGAGCATAACCTAACGAACAAGTATTCGTTAATTGGTAATGGAGAGAAGATTAAATTCTGCTACCTTAAAAAACCAAACAAATTACATGAGAATGTAATATCATTCATTCAAGACTTTCCCAAAGAGTTGGGTATTGACAAATATGTCGATCATGACTTACAATTTGATAAGAGTTTTCTTGAACCATTACGAATCATTCTAGATTCTATTGGTTGGAAAGTCGAGAGAACAGCAAACCTTGAATCATTTTTTGTATAATGGATTTTCTAAAAGACATCGTAAAAGAGATAGGAGATGACTACACCAAACTCGCATCCGATATTGACGAAACTGAAACCTATGTTGACACAGGTTCGTACATTTTTAATGGACTGGTATCAGGCAGTATATTTGGCGGTGTATCTAGTAACAAGATTACTGCAGTGGCTGGTGAGAGTTCTACTGGAAAAACTTTTTTCTCTCTCGCTATTGTTAAAAATTTTCTGGATAACGATCCTAACGCTTACTGCTTATATTTTGATACCGAATCCGCTATCACAAAGTCTCTCCTCGAAGATAGGGGAGTTGATACATCTAGGTTAGTTGTTATCAATGTTGTTACTATTGAACAGTTTAGAACCAAAGCACTTAAGGCAGTAGATATATATCTTAAGTCCAAGACAGAGGAACGCAAACCATGTATGTTTGTGTTAGACTCTTTAGGTATGCTTTCCACTGAAAAAGAAATTAATGATGCACTAGAAGATAAGCAAGTTCGTGACATGACAAAATCACAACTTGTTAAAGGTGCATTCAGAATGTTGACATTGAAGTTAGGACAAGCTAATATACCTATGATAGTTACAAATCACACCTATGATGTTATTGGAGCGTATGTACCAACTAAAGAGATGGGGGGTGGTAGTGGTCTTAAGTACGCTTCTAGTACGATCATTTACCTCACGAAAAAGAAAGAGAAAGACGGTAAAGATGTCATCGGAAATCTTATCAAAGCTAAGACAGCAAAGTCTCGTTTGAGTAAAGAGAATAAAGATGTAACTGTTCGTCTATTCTATGATGATCGTGGACTGGATAAGTATTATGGTCTATTAGATCTCGGTGAGATAGGTGGACTATGGAAGAATGTCGCAGGTAGATATGAGATGAATGGTAAGAAAGTATATGCCAAAGAAATTTACAAGAATCCTGAGAAGTATTTTACCTCTGAAGTTATGCAAGCACTAGATGAGATCGCACAAAAAGAATTTAGTTATGGTGCTTAATGGAAAAACTTGAACTCACTATATTAAAAAATCTAATACACAATGATGACTATGCTAGAAAGGTAATACCTTTTATAAAGTTAGAATACTTTGATGTAAGAGCAGAGATGGTCTTATGTCAAGAGATCGTTGAGTTTATTGCGAAGTATAATAAATGTACTTCACAAGAGATATTAGATATTGAGATTCAAAATAGGGATGATATAACAGAACAGGAATATAAAGACATAAAAGATATAATTGACAAACTAACAAATGATGAAACACATACTGATTGGTTAGTTGATGCAACAGAGAAGTGGTGTAGAGACAGAGCAATATACTTGGCATTGATGTCATCTATAAAAATAGCAGATGGACAGGAAGAAAATAAAGGAAGAGATGCAATACCACATATCCTATCTGATGCTCTAGCAGTATCATTTGACAACCATGTAGGACATGATTACCTTGAAGATTATGAAGCAAGGTATGAATCATATCATAAAAAGGAAGAAAAGATACCATTTGATCTAGAATTCTTTGACAAAATTACAAAAGGTGGTGTCCCTAATAAGACTCTCAACATTGCACTAGCAGGAACTGGTGTAGGTAAGTCTTTGTTTATGTGTCATTTTGCTAGTTCAGTTCTCTTACAAGGTAAAAATGTTCTATACATTACTCTTGAGATGGCAGAGGAAAAAATAGCAGAAAGAATTGATGCTAACTTATTAGATGTAAATATTAAAGATCTTACTGACTTACCTCGTGTTATATTTGAGAATAAAGTAAATAAAATATCACAGAAAACTCAAGGTCAATTAATTATTAAAGAATATCCTACTGCTGCAGCACATGCAGGTCACTTTAAAACATTATTAAATGAGTTAACACTTAAGAAATCTTTTAAACCTGATATTATATTCATAGATTACTTAAATATATGTGCATCAAGTAGATATTCTAAACTAGGAAATGTCAATTCATACTCTTATATCAAAGCAATCGCAGAAGATCTTAGAGGTCTTGCAGTTGAATACAATGTTCCAATTGTCTCGGCAACTCAAACTACTCGTTCTGGTTTTGGTAGTAGCGACATTGATCTTACTGATACTTCCGAGTCATTTGGTCTACCTGCCACTGCTGATATGATGTTTGCACTTATAAGCACAGACGAATTAGAAGGGTTGGGTCAAATAATGGTCAAACAATTGAAGAATAGATACAATGATCCTACAATTAATAAAAGATTTGTGTTAGGAATTGATAGAGCAAAGATGAGACTGTATGATTGTGAGCAAAACATTGGTGGAGATCTAATAGATAGTGGACAACAAACAGAAACTATACATGAAGGATCAAAAAATATGAAAGATAAATTTGCTAAGTTACAATTCTCATGATAGAAAGTGTAAACAAAAAATGGGAAGAAATTTCTTTAGTTAACAACCTTAAGTGGGAATATAAAGTATTGAATAACAATATTCCTGTACTAACTGCAGAGGATTATTGGAAATATCCTGACAAAGTTGGTGATTTTTTTAGGAATGGATACTGGTGGGACAATCATTCTGATGATAATGTAAGACCAGGTAAAAGTTTTCATATACAAGACGAGGTATTAGACTGGTTTAATCTACCAATAAACAAATCTATTGCACCTTTGTTTGGTCTAACAAATTTTAAGGGAGTATGTACCTTTGGAAATTGTTTTAGTAGTAATATGCCATTGACTATGCCAGAATCTGTATTCCCACATGTAGATCTTGATGATCAATTGCCATTGTCAGAGGATACACACCTTGCACTTAACATAAACATTACAAAAACAGATGATCCAGTACAAACTGGGTTCTGGACATTCAATAATCTTAGGTCAGCATTAGAGTTCAGTCATAATGATAAGGCAATTTTTAGAGATTTCTTCTACAAAATGGGAAAAAATGCTCTGTCTGATAACGCATCATGGTTTCAAATAGAAGACTATGGTCCTTGGAAGCTTGAAGATACGGTTGACATGTGCTATAATTCTATAGTAGTATATCCAAGTCATTTCTTTCATAACCCGATTATAAAAGAAACTTGGTTTGATAATCATGATAGAGTAACTATTAGTTCCTTTCTAAATACCTCACCATCTGATTTAGACTTTCCACAAAAGGATATAGATCACATATCATATGCGTGGGAATTCTTTCATTTAGATAAGATTCACAATTATCATCCACACAAAACAAAAGTACCAGTATAAAGATTATGCCTACTTATTCAGACGCTATTTCTGACAATGATTTTACAGCACCTCAGAAACCAACTTTAAAGAAACCAAACAAACCAAGAGAGAAACAATTCTGGGATGTAGAACCTGGTGATGCAGGAACAACAGGTTGGTCAGACAATCCAAACGATCCAACAGGTCCACAACTTGGAGCACATGATGCTAATGTTGTAGTAACTCCTACCAGACAAACAGCAACCAATGCCAAATGGACAGAGTATTTAAAGTTTACTCAAGAAGTAACCAGTAATGAATCCAAAGATGGTGATGCATTTGCAATGCGTATTAGAGAATTGCAAGGAAAAGGATTACCTATCGAAAGACTTCTGACTGCTGCTATTGGTATCAGTGCTGAGGGTGGTGAGTTTCTAGAGATTGTAAAGAAAATTACATTCCAAGGAAAAGAATTTAATGCTGCAGAGAAAGAACATCTAAAGGTTGAACTTGGTGATGTACTATGGTATGTTGCTCAAGCATGTATCGCTCTTGACCTATCTCTTGATGATGTAATAGCAAGAAACATATCTAAACTTGCTGCAAGGTATCCAGAAGGACACTTTAACTCATACTTCTCAGAGAATAGACGCATAGACGATATCTAAATAATTAGAAACCGTTAGATAAATGACAGCAAAACC